CTCGGCATCCTGTGCGAAGCCGCCGTACAGGTTCTCGGTGGCCTTGGTGGTAGAGGCAGCGGCCCAGTTGATCTTGTCGCGGAGAGCGTTGGCGACGTGGGTCACGATGTAGCCCTGGAGGTCGAAGGCAGAGTTCTCCAGCACCTGATTGCTGACGCGGACGCGCAGGGTCAGGCGGTTCTGGATAGGTGTCTGCTTGTCGAGCGAAATCTTGCGCTCGGTGGTCTTTGCCAACTCGTTAGCGAAGACGGCTTCCACGCCACCGGCGAAGGCCCACTGAATCTTGTTGCCTACCACGCCCGTTGTCATGGGCACACCGGCGGTCAGCAGGATGTCGTCGTCCTTGCGCTCGGTGTCGATGAGGTCAACGACGGTGATGCCCTGCACGTAGTCGGTGGTGTCGGCGGTACTGATGGCCTCACGGTTGAGAGGCAGCACGAAGGAGTCGCCCTTCTTGGCGGTCTTGATGAACTCGCGCAGCTGGGTGTTCACGTCCACCTTCGGGGCAGATGTCAGCGAGCGGTTCTGCTTCTCGTTGAGCAGCATCTTCGACTCGCGCTCCACGGCCTTGTACTCTACTTCGAGGCTCTCGCGCTCTGCGGTCTTGGCTGCACGCTCCTCGTCTGTCAACTCACGGTTGAGCAGGTCGTTCTCGACCACGCCCAGTTTGTCGGAAAGCTCGCGCTGGTATGCCAGAGCGGCTTCGACGTTCTCAAACTTTTTCTTTGTCATGTCCTAAAACGTTTTAAGGGTTAATAACTGAAGTTGTCTAATTCCATCTCACGGCGACGCTGCTCCTGCAGCATCTTGATTTTCTCGCGCTCCTGTGCCAGTTCCTTCTCGTGGCGTTCGCGCTCCTGCTGGAGTCGGGCTTCCTCAGCGGCTTTGCGCTTTGCTTCCTCGGCCTCACGCTTGGCAGTCGGGGTTTCGTTCCACAACTCGCGGGCGTTGACGGTGGTCTGACTGTAGGCGGGATCCATAGCCAGCGTGAAGGCCGTGATGCTGCGGAACTTCTTGTGGGTCACGCGCACTTCCTTGCCTGCGCCGCGCTCCTCGATGTCGTACACGTCGGGGCGGAACTCGAAGGAGCATCCCGTATAGACTCCAGCGCGTACCATCTCCAGGGCACGGTCGCCGATGTCACACTTGGGTATCTCAGCCCAGAAGTTCACGCCCTTGCCGTCCACGTCGATGTGGAGGTTTCCGCGTCCCTCACGGCTGCGGGCCACGGTGTCCTTGCGGTCATGGAGCAGGTTGAGCTTGATGTCCTGAGTATTCAGGAACGCCATCTGTGCTGCCTCCGGCTTGATGACCTCGCGGAACTTCACACCATGCTCGTCGAGCACCTCACTCTCTGCGTTGAAGACAATCGCCGTGCCCTGAATGATACGGCTCTCGCCCTCGCGGCCCTCAACTTCGCGGATGCCGATGTCGAGGTTGAAGGTTCTGATTTCGTTCTTGTTCTGTTCCATGATCTTTATTTTTTTTATATGGTGAAATTATTCATTTATCGCTCAATTTCCCGTCTGGGGTTTACTCCACAACTCTTCATTCTGTTTCAGCCATGCCGACTGCCTTTGCAAGTCGCCCTGGTGCCACGAGCCGCCGCCGTAGTGTTCGATGAAGAGCCGAATATCTACGTGCAAGCCAACAAGCCGTGGGCGCATCCGCAGCACGTCGTCCAGCAGACAGGCACCCGTGTCGAACCAGTTGCCGCGCAGGTTGGCATCGGCCTTCAGTCCCCAGCAGCGGTCGGGGTCAAAGTATCGTGCGCCCTCCTTGGTGAGCTTCGGCACGTTCATGTAGCACAGCATTGGCAGGATGCGCGGCACCTTGAAACGGTTTCCGTTCTGGTTCTTCTGCACATAGCCGCAGAACGAGTACTGCTCTTTCCACAGCTCCGTGATGTCGCGCTTCACGAGCGTGTCACTCTCCACGAGGATAAATCCGTCGGGCAGCAACTCCCACAACTTCTGTACCGTCACGATGTGCTTGGCCGAGCCCCACACCGACGATTTCAACACACCCATCTGCCGGTTGCGGTCAGGGTAGAGCGAAAGGAACTGCTCGAAGTCGATGATCTGCCCCTTCGTGTTGTCGATGACCTTCACGCCCTTCATCTTCTTCTTGAAGGGTCGCCCATTGATGATGGTGTCCTCCTTTGGGTCGTTGCCGTTCGTACCCGCTGGGATGGTGATGTCTGCCGAATTGTCGAACACCACCACTGGCCAGTCGCAGCCGTGCTTCCTGATTGACAGGATGCAGGCCTCGGTCAGTTCTGGCGTGTTGAAGTGGATAATGGCGATGGTCTGTTTCTTCTTCATAGCCCAAAATATTTGCGAATGTTAAACTTCCCGTCCTGGTCTTCCAGTCGGTTCACGGCCAACTTATACACCAATCTCAGCAGCCGCTCGTCGCGGTCGTTGGCGTGGATAGCCTCTTTCAGCGATTCGCCCTCGTCGCTCTGAATCATCAGCATCGTCGTAAGCAGGGCGTAGTGGTTGAAGTGTGGCGGCACGTCGGTGGGCATTCCCATCGACTGGAGCGAGGCCGTGAGGCCCTGCATCGTCCATGTGGGTTGTGGCACCATCTGAAAAACGATTGATTGTGCCTCCTGTTCGGTCAGTCGGTTGGCGTAGTCGGTGGAGGTGTTGTCGTCGAGCAGGGCGAGTGCCTGTGCGGCCACCTGCGGCTCATACTTGAACATCCACCCCATCACGCGCTTCACCATTGCGCCCAGCCGCTCCATCTGGCGGGTGTCGCCGCTCTGGATGATGCTGTCGTAGCGGGCGAGAAATTGCTGTTGCATTTGTTCTTTATCCATAGTTCCTTTATTGTCTGATTTCTTGTGCGATGATTTGAATCTGATTGTCTTGGCGGTCTTCCTGGAATTGGAGTATCTGGTAGGTCTTCCCACCCGAGCGCAGACGACAGTCACGGTTCACGATGTCGTTCCACCTCATGCGGATCATCACCACGTCGTAGGCTTCCAGCGCACCCTCCTGCATGGGTCGTGCACCCTTCGTCCACGTCACGGCAGCCCACACACAGGCGGCCGTCTCGAACACTGGCTCACCCGAGCCGCGTCCGCGTTCGCCGGAGGTTGCCCGCTGGCGGGTCAATATCTCCACTCTGTCCTTGAGCATTCCACTTGAATATGCCATACGCTATTCGGTTGAATTAGTACCTGGGGTTTACTGCATAAACTTGGTCTATCTTCTCGGCAAAGAATAACTATATTCTTGTCAGAGAATAACTATATTCTTGTCAGAGAATAACTATCAACTTTCCTCGCCCTCATTCGTCAATGATTCCGTCCCCGTCGCCGTCTCTTGGGTCTCTGTCTGGCTTTCGGTGGGGGGGGTGCTTTTGTTATTGCCATTGGCTTTTTGCTCCGTCGCAACCTCGCTCTTGGCGATGAGTGCTTTCAGCGTCATGAGGTTGGCACTGGCCAGCGGCTCGTCGCCGTTCTCCACTGCCGGGCGGTCGTACTGCTGTCTGATCTCGTTGATGGTCGAAGCACCCGTCTGGAGCATAATCTGGTCAACCTTCGCCTGTGCCTCCTTGTCGAGCCGCATGAGTGGCTGTTCGCACATGTGGAACCGTCGCATTCCGAAGTCGTACTGGTTCAGCAGTTTGGAGTTAAACTCCTGCTCTATTTCCAGCACGTCGGGCTGGATGGTCCATTGCAGCAACTCCATTCGTGCGTTCTGATAGGTCGTGTAGTGCGAGTTGGTGTCTTCCATCAGCAACGGACGTTGAACACCGTAAAACCTACAAACGTCATTGATACCCATGCCCAGCACCTCAATCATCTGCTGGTCTTGTGCCGACATGCTGATGTTGTGGAGAGCAGACAGCCCACGGATGCCCACCACGTCCTGCTGGTACATCTTCGTGTTCAGTTCCTTGGCATAGGAGTCAATCTGCTCCTTGTTCAGCAGTCCGAATGACAGCGTACCGGCACCCTGCGCCGGCTTCTCCTCGCCGATGATGAGTTTCACGCGCCCGCCCTTCGCAGCCGTTTCCAGTGCCTGGTTCGTCTCGGTCTTGATGAGCGAGAGCGTGTCAAAGGCATAGTGAAGCGTGGAGATACCCCAGCCGTTGGTCATCTTGTAGGTGTTGGGAATGTGTATCACGTCAGATGCTTCCACTGCATCAATATTCATGATTCCCCGCCTGGTGTAGTATTGCACCCTGTACGTGCCGTTGGCCTCGTTGTAGCCAGCACCGAAGCAGAGCCACAAAGCCACTGGCCATCCCCGGTCGTCGCGCTCGATGTAGGCGATGCCGTTGCCGTTCTGGAGTTTCGAGATGACCAGCCCCTGCATGAAGGCCGAAGCCGTCATCATCGGGTTCGGACGGACTTGCAGCAGGTAGTTCAACTGCCGCCCATAGGTGATATACTTACTGCCTACGGCTCCCATTTCAGGAACGAAATTACCACCCTTTTCGTCGATTATCTGATACTGGAGCATAAACTGCCCCTCCGTCTTGGCTATCAACCCGACGGCACGATAGACGGCGGGGACTGTCAGTGCTGCCTGTGGCGTCAGCACGTGTTTGATGCGGTCGGCAAACGACCCCGTGGCCGTCCCCTGGTTCTCCGGTGCCTTCGGGTCAGTGGTGGTGATGGTGCCCGGCGTACCGTTGGCACTCGCCGACTCGCGCATTATCACGGCAGGCATACCGCCCACCGCCTCGCGCTGAAAACTATTGAATCTTGAAAAATTGCTCATATACGTTTTTTATTATCGCCCATTTCCCGGTTATAGGTTTACCCGTCATTCCATCTCGCCGCCTCCCACACCCTTCTTGAAAACAGGCCGTCCAGCGGCTTTCCACCTGAGTTGACCCATTTCAGGAACTCCCTCTGAATCTCAGCCGTCTTTCGCCCGCTCTCGATGTACTTCTTCAGCGTGCTCTTTTCAAAGTTCGCCACCCCGCAGTTATACATAAAATCCACAACCGAGTCAAATTTCCCCTGCGTGTTGAGCCTTTTCACCTTCTGTGCCGCCGCCTCATACACCGCCAGGTCCGCCTTCAGCATGTTCTCTGCCTGCTGCAAGCTGATCCTGTCACCTTGCTTCACGCCATTGGTATGCCCATAACCTATCGTCCATACCCCCTTTGCGTCCTTATATGCCGTCAGCACACAGCTCTCAAACCTCTTTATCGCGTTCACCAATGTACTACTTGCCTTCATCCTTCATGCCCTTTCTTTCAAAAATCCTTTCCGTCTATCGGTTCGATCTCCGACACCTTCACCGTTTTCTTTCCGCCTTTCCCTTTCGTTTCCTGCGTCTCTTTCCTCGCATCACCGTTGTCCTTTGTCCCGTATGCTGCTGTAGCACAGCAGCCACCATTATCAATCGTGCCGTTGGCTCCCATGATCACCGGCACTCGTATGGCGCAACCTTCCCGTCCGCACAGAAAAGGCTTCAGTCCCTCCAGCTGCCTACTATTGTTCTCAATATCCCTTTTCATTCTTGTTCGTTCCTCCTCCGTCTCGTTGCGAAAGTCCCTGAACTCCCTTCCCAGCTTCTCCAGTTGGCTCTTCACCTCGTCATACACCTGCTTGTAGTGGTCACGGTCAGTCCTCAGTTCCTCTATCAGCCGGTGGTTATCATCCACCTCCTTCTGTTTATACTCCAGCATCTCCTGGTAGGTGTCCTGTACCTTTTGAGCCATATCCACCTCCGCGCTTTTCGCCTCTGCCTCTTTTTGTTTTGCTTCCGCTTCCGCCTGCACCGCTTCCGCCCGTGCCTTACGCTTCATATACCTCCACGTAAAGAAAATACCGAAACCTCCACCAGTCAGCAGACCGGCGAGGTTCAGCAGCGTATCAAGATTAAACCATTCCATATTCATTTCTCTCTTTTCTTATCGCCCATTTTCGCGCATCGGTTTACCGAAGCCACCGTTCCCGCTGCATCAGCTGCGGGCTTTGTCAATGGCATCCATCACCGCCGTCCTGCTGACATACGGATAGCCGGCCACGAATCGCTTCACCACTTCAATGTTTTTCTCGCTCAGCTCCACCTCTCCATCATGGTACAGCTTCGCACCCAGTTCGCACTCTTCAATGTTCTGCCCTTGCATATACATCTGATTTCCGAGCTGCTTCGAGAAGTCCACACTCATTTCCTCTCCCTCCACGTTTTTCAACGTAATCTTTCTGAAATCTACCTTTTTCATTCCTTTTATTGTCTAATAATGAAACACTAAAACTAAAATCACCGTTATCAGCACCACCGCAATGCCTATCAGCACTGCCGGCCATACGGGCTGACCGTTCTTTTTGCTACCACGGAGCGTGATTCCACCGCCACCAAGCTTCTCTTTCTCATGCATTTCCTTGTCGTTCATAATCTTTACGTTTTAATTATATATTAAGCGTGATCTGTCACTACTGTTACGTCAGAAGAAGAACGCTTGAACACCACGTCAACGTTCCCGACTGTTACAACAAGCCTTGCGCTGCTTGCACTTGTCAAACCGCCTGGATATTGGCTCAAATCAATACTGTTTTGCACGAATACACCACTGGAACCGTATGGCACGCTTACATTCCCTGTTTTGGATGCTATCTCAGTTACGCCGTCGGATTTGTAGACTGTAAATGTATAACTACCCGTCAATGGCGCACCATCATACGAAGTGTTAGTCAACATAAATTCATAATACAACAGTCTTGTACTTTGAGATAACATCCTGAATGATGCAAAACCACTAATCGCCAACTCTGCGTACTGTATCTGTATCTGTATCGTTTCTTTTTCAAGTATAGCCAAAAAACATCCGTTAGTATAACCGCCAAGTGAACTTGAAAACGGTATGGCATCAGCACTTGCGAATGGGAATATCTCGTAATTGCCTGCGAACTGGGCATCTTCTGTGTGAATATCCACCCATGCTCCAATTGTTAGCAAATCTGCCATTGTGTACTCTCTCCATTGTCCAGTCTCGGAATCATACGCCCTTTGCGTCACTGCATAAATGGTATTAGTCAAAACCTTACGAATCATTACGCCGAAGTGCATATTAGTGATAGGGTATTGCGTAGAGTTAGGCCAAACCAAGTCACTTAAAGTAAGCGTCCTTGGGTCTTGCGCTCCTACATCATACAATAAGCGCAAATTACCCTTTGGATTGATGGCATACTGACTGACTCCATGATAATCTATCGGAGCTTCTGCACCGTGAAAATATCCATAGGTATTCGCACTTACTGGATGTTCTGAGAAATCTGTCAATCTGTACGGTGAACTGCTACCGCCTGTCGGACGCTCATAAGTCCAATAATCTGGCTGTATGCCACAATCAGGCGCATTAGTAGGCGTAGTATCGATCCCAAGCCAGAAATTCGCCATCTTATTAATGTTAGCCCACGTCGGTATATTAATGATACCATGATTTACCGTCACACGATCTGCTAATGATATTGGTTCTATCACAGCCTTCTTTACCGGCTTAAATTTCGCCCACTTATTAATGTTCACGCGGCTCAGCACCGTCCAGCTGCCACTGCCGTCCATCGCCGGCACCGTGTCACCTGCCAACGCACCACACAAAACACCTATGTCATCGCTGCTGACCGTCTGCACAACGCCGCCAACCGTCCTGCGAAGCGTCACAGGCACCACTTGCATCAAGTCAGATACACCAACAGGCGCACTTATGATTCTTAAATTCGGATTGTAACTCATTTTCCAACTATCATTTATTATTTATCATTTAGGCCGCAGGCCGCTATGCAAACGCAACAGTCCTCACCGTACCGTTATCATAATACTTCAGTACATTGTTCGCATCCAGGTACAGATACCTGGTACTTCCGAGATAGAACCGCTTGCCGCTGACATAGTTTGCGTCGATATTGCCGCCTGTCATGTAGAGCGTGTAGCCATTCAGATTGAGGTCGCTGTTTAGCTCTATACCCTCGCTCGCATTGATATGAAGATACCCGTCTGTATCACCATATATCTGCTGCTCATACTCGTTCTCCACGTCAATAAACTTCAGCCGCCCCGTCAAGTTCAAGTTCTCAAGCATTCCGCTATCGGTGGCCATCATGCCCAGTGCACTCACGCCGCCGGTGGCATACAGGTTCGCCGCTGTGCCGTCCTGCTTCTCCACCTTCAACGCATTGTTCGTGTGGTCATACACGATTCTCACCGTGCCTATCTGCACGTAGCTTGCACCAGTCACGTTACTGCCAACCTTCACGCCCACCAACTTGTCAGCGTAGGTGCCGCTTGTGGCGGCACTGTTTTTGCCGTAGATGCTCACCACGCCAGCAGCTTCTTCAATCATTCGCGTCGTATAGTCAGCTGCACTTCCGTTATAGTGGAAATCCAACAAACCTCCGTAACTGCTCAGGCTCCCGGCATTGTTCAGTTCTATGGCATGGAACTTTTCTATCACGCCGCCACTATTGCCTGCGCTGATATTCCCCTCTACGTTGTCAGGCACACCGCCTGCCGTCCAGTAGGTTTTACCCCACGCCATCTTGCTGACGGTGGTCAACTTCAGTGCACTCTTTGCATTGCCGTTCGAATCGAAGTACCCCTGCAACGTAGACACGGACTGGCTCGATGCATACCCAGCCTGTGCATGGTCTCCCCATCCATATGCCGTCACACCCTTGTTCACGTCAGCCGTCGTGGGCAGCGCATATCCGCTGCCAAACCCTATATTGATAGTCCCACTCCCAGTAACTGGCGACCCGCTCACCACAAACCCCGTCGGCACACTCACCCCGACACTCGTCACGGTGCCGCCACCGCCACCGCCACCACCAGGCACCTGGTACGTCCACGTCGTTCCGTTCCACATGATAGCCACGCCACTTTGGCTCGGTGCTCCAAGTCCTGCCGCATTGATGCTTGCTAAAGGCTCATTCAGCGTCACACCTCCACCCCCACCATTCTGTCCGAGCGCACTCAGATACTGCTCTGTCCACAGGCCTACCATCGCCTTTATGCTCGCCACGCCTGAAGCGTAGGGATGGTTTATCTTCGTGCTTCCGTCACTGCCGATGGCATTGAACAGATTCTCAAATGCCGCAATGGTCATGAACTTCGCGTCGGCATCCGTCTTTGAGTAGACATTGCTCGCCAGTGCATACCCAGCCTGCGCGTGGTTTCCCCACCCATACGCCGTCACGCCCTTGTTCACGTCAGCCGTCAGCGGTAGCGAATACCCACTTGCAAAACTCAGCGCGAGCGTACCGCTGGCAGTAATCGGCGACCCGCTTATAGCGAAGCCTGTCGGAACGGTCATACCAACACTCGTGACGGTGCCGCCGCCGCCACCGCCGCCTCCGGCTCCATTGACCCACATGCCAGTACCTGAATTATAGATAAGTGCCTGACCGTTCTGCGGATCGGTGATAGCAACATCCAAAAGCTCTCCCAAGGTGGTAGCACCACCTCCACCGCCTCCCTGATTCAGTCCAAGTGCACTCAGGAACTGCTCAGTCCATAAGCCTGCTTCCACTTTGACATTCTTCAGTGTGGTGTTGGTACCGTCGGCAATGGCATTCGGCAGCAGGTCAATTTCACGCGTCGTGGTCACGCCCTCCACTGTCTCAGTAACCGTGGCCTTAATTTTAAAAATCTGGTTGAAGAACTCCTTACTCAGGTAGTTCTCTTCCACCCACGCCGCACTCACACCGCCGCCACCGCCACTACCACCAGAGCCGCCGCTTCCTTTCCCGAAGCCGCCCCACATCCTCATGCCTTTATCTTTCGTCAGTATCATAATTGCAAAATTGTTAATTGTGCCACATCGTCCCGCCACTCGTGGCTGATGGCTATCGGGTAGCCGGTCATCTGGTCTATCGTCACCTTGTGCCGTGGCGTTATGTCGGCTATCAGGTCCCGCCGCAGCTCCACCGCCAACCTCCTTCTCGATGTCTGCCAGAAGTTCGTCACTCTCTCCGCCAGGTGCTGCTCGGGGTGCTTCGCCGCAGCGCTACCCGCGAACGTCATCTTCGACAGATACGAGCCGTCTGGATTCATCAGCAGACCGTAGCCCTGCGGGGCCTTGTCGTTACTACCGTATATCGCGTCAGCATTATATTGGTTCCTCACTGTGTTCTGGTTCTTGGACTTGTATGTGTAACTCGTCGGCCTGCCCAACCTCTTCACTTCGTAGAATCCGCTGTTAGGGTATGGGCCGTATTTCGTCACATCGTCATTCTTGAAGAACTCTACTCGGAAGTTCTGAATGTCGAATAACTTCTCGCCGTCAACATTGCCTACGACAGAACTGTTCGAGCCAAGTATATCGACAAACAGCAAACCTGACAGATTGTCAACGTTGATAATGTTCGACTCTATCGCTGTATCAAACACACTACCAGTCCACCATCGCGTGTACATCTGGTCGTCGCTGTTGCCAAGCGTAAGTCGGCATGCTGTTTTGTTGTTCACCCATTCCTTCCCGTTCCACCATATTGCATGTTGGCGGTCTGTGCCTACGCCAAAGTATATCCAGCAGTCAGCATTGCCACTCTTCCATCTGCCCTCGGTGGTGTCGTACTTCTCATATTTATCGCTCAGTGGCCTATATACTGTGCCGTGTATCATGAAGAAGCCATTATTGAACGAATGCTCGTACTTCGTCTCAAACGACGCAAACACATTGCCGTTGTAGGTCTTCTTGATGCGGAGCACATTGCCGTTGCCGCTCTGAGTGTTACTGGCATAGTTGAATGAGGCGTAGTTCTCCACGCACGTACCTAAAAGCCTCCATCTATTCACTTCCAGTATGTCCTTTGTATATCTGACCACGCCAACCCTATATCCCTCATTGTACGGTTGGTCTTTCATGTCCTTCTCCAGCAGATCGTCAAACGGTTCAAGGATATAATCATCCGCGCCGTTGATGTCTGCCGTCACCTCCGCCTCATTATAGCCGCGCTGCACATACTCATCATTGTTCGTGCTGGCAAAAATATCCCCCGACAGGCTCGCCGTCTCAAAGGGGTAGCTCGGGTCTCCAGGTATCGTTCCACTGGTGTATGTGGCCAGATTACCAAGTTGTCCGTAGGTCAGCCGCAGCCACGTCGTCTGTGCCGCATCGTCGGCACACGTCAGGTACATCGTCGTGCCTTTCGTGCGGGCCGTCCACCCCCAGAACCGGCACATATCCTCAAGACATTGGTACATCGTGAACCGTGCCGTCAGCCCGTCCGCATCCTCACTCACAAAATTCTGCCAGTCGATACGCTTCAGCAACCACTCCTGCGCGTTCGCGCCGCCCTGAATGTAGAACTCCGCCGGCCTGCAAGCCGATGGTATCGCATCCACGATCTGCTTCAACAGATAGGCAAAGTTCTGAATCGCCGTCTGGGTGTAGTTGATGTCGCTGCCGCCCAGCACGCTGAGCACGCACTGCACGGGGAACTCCCGCTCCTGCGGATTGCCGTAGAGGACGCTTCCGAAGTCCTGCGCCTGCATGAATCCCTGCCACACCACGCTGCCATTGGCCGTGAGTGTCACGGGGCGACTGGTGTCGGTGGCTGGTATCAAGTCCTTCCAGTTGAATGGCTGTGCCGGTTCTTGTGCGTCGAAGCCGTCATCCACGATGCGCAGGTAGCCGCTCTGTGTGCGGATTGGCGTGAACATATCCTCACCGTCACTCTCCTGCGTCATGAACGGGCTGGCCCCTCCCTTCAGCTCCACCTCGGCACCGCTACCGCCACCGATGTGAACTGTATACTGCATCCCTGTCCTCAGGCTCTTGAACATTATCTTATAATTATTCGCCATATATGCCGTCTTAATTATTCTCCTTCACCAATCCCCATTTTCACTGTTTTAGGTTTACTCGCGTCGCCCTGTCAGCTCGACATCACAGAGCAAAAAAAAAGCCCGGACAGCAGGCTTTCGCCTACCGTCCGGGCTCAAAAAATTTTTCAAATGAATGATATTCAAACATCATGCTCGCCTCTCGCAGGCTTGCCGTTGCCTCTCGGCACTGATGCCCTCCGGCATCCCCTAACTCAAAACTTACAACTAATAACTTATAGAAAAATCCTTTTTAACCTATAACTAACCATGCAAACTATGAATATCCATGCCACTATTCCAGTGCCTATCAGCACCTTCTCTTTCAGGCTTCTTTCTCTTTCCACCATCTTCACCACAGGGTAAGGCATCGGCACCGAGTCTAATCTGCTCTTATAGACAGTATCTTTAACTACCCTCTCTCTCCATCTGGTGTGCCATCGTTCCACCACCACTGTGTCCCCGCCGTCTCTCACATACACACTATCCTTCACCATCACGCTGTCCCGTATGTTGCTGTATAACAGCAACGTGTCCGTCCTCGTTTTCTCAACCGTCACCACCTTCTCCAGCCCTTTGCATCCGCTGAACACCCAGCAGAGCAACATCGCCAACAGTATAGCCACGCCATAGCACACACACCCCCATAGCAGCGTATGTGTTGCCAGTTCATCCTGTTCCTCGGGTGTCATTCCTTCCATGTCTGGCACCTCCGGCATATCGCCGAAATGATTATAATAGTCGAACATATCTCTCACTTTTGGTTAAGTAAAATCCGCCTCACCGTCTATGCTCCCGTCTGGCACGTAGTCAGTGCCCATCGTCACAATGTCAGCCCAGCGGTCTATCATTTCCCTGTTTGTCATAGTCTGCCCTCCTTCTTTAGTGTGTCGAGAATCGTGTTCGTTCCATGTATGTATGACGTAACACTGACTTCACGAATCAATTCCTTCATCTTGTCGTCAAGATTGAATTCTTCAGCCAAACGCGACCTCCACATGGCAAGGCTCTCTTCTTCCCTGATCTTTGGTATTTTCATAGTTCTTATTTTTAAATAATTCGTATAATTTTTAGTCTAAAATAATAAGAGAGGCCGCTGCGTTGCGGTCTCTCTTATCAGACAGGATAGTGGCTGGGGTTTACCCTGCTCACGATGTCTGATGTCTGAGGGATGATGTCAGAAGAGTGTCAGCTGTGCCTGCCATATCCTGTGATAGCAATAGCCTCTTGAATGGAGGGATGATTGCGATGACGCTGCATCTGCCCTTGCCATCGATTGTATATGCTACCGTCGGAAACAACTGGTGTACGTCCGTTCATCTGCCAGAAGTTGATGACCTCGTCTGCTACGGATTTCGATTTAATATCTTCCTTGTTCCTGACGGGATATTTGGCGATGATGGCTTTCACTCGCGGATGCTCAGGATAGCGTGACTTGATGTGTGACCATTTGTTATTGAGTCGTTCGTCGTCGGCACTTGATATGATGTACCCGTTCTTTTCGCAAAGTTTTTCCACTGCGTCCAGACATTCATCGAGCGACATCCTTTCGGGAATCGTTTTCACATACTTCTCACGGATAGCCAGAAGTGACGTATCTTGTGGATAATGATTGGATAGCCATTGAAATTCGGGTGCCCTTGTGACTCCCTTCATGCCCTGCGCTATCTTTTCATTAAGCGATGCAATGCACTGAGCCTTCTTTTCTTCCAACTCATGCTCTCGCCTCGCCATTTCCTTTGCCGTGTATTCTTGCACAAGCTGGCTTTCTGGGTGACGCTTGCACTGGCTATCCCACCACATACGCAACCATCGTTCTTCACCTCCGTTGATACGCTGCGGGTATCGTTGGTTCTTTTCGTAGAACTCGCGGAATGCGTCTGCTTTCCCCGTCTGCTTGTATCGGTGGAAACGCTCAACAATGGCTTGCACTTCGGGATAGTCAAAAGCATACTTTGTCAGGAACTTCCAATGCTGATATGCGTAGTATTCCGTCTGCTTTGGCAGTCGGCCGTGCTGATTGATGAAGGTTGTGAGTATCTTGATACGCTCTTCTATCGTGTAGGCTTCTGGCACCAACTTTTCTATCACTTCACGGATGCCGAGTGTGTAGTCTATCACTTCAAATGGTCGTGGCTCGCGCCCTTCCATCTTGGCTGTCGCTATCTCCAGTTGGTCATATTCTGCCAATACGTCACCAATAGCGGTTGTGGTGGTGATGTTGTCCACCATGTCAAGTACCAGCGGCTTCGTGGTGTTGGCTACCGTCAAACAGCGACCCATCTGCTGCATAAAGATGATACGGCTCGATGTGGTGCGAAGCATCAGCACAGCGTTGACTCCTGGTACATGCACACCCTCATTCAGTATGTTTACAGAAAACATCAGACGCAGACCTTCACCTTCGTTGCTCTCAAATTGTGTCATCTGCTCCTTCTGCTCAGAATCGGTCTGCTGGTTGTGGATAATATATGATCCTGACAGACTGAAACCAGCTTCACGAAACCAACCCTTCACCTGTTCGCTCATTTCTCCGATGTCGCTGATATGAGCACAAAACACGATGACGCGACGAGCACTCTTGTCAAGGTGTCGGCGAATGATGGCAGGCATTCCATAACTCATCTGCCAGTGCATGTGCTTGTTGTTGAGTCGGAAGATGCGTTGCCGCTTTTCCTCGTCGCTCAACTTGCGGCTGCGGTTAATAGCGTCGCGGGCATCGTTCATCAACTTGTCCCACCTGAATAGTCCGCACACATATCGCGGCTGTGGCAGAAGACTGCGGTTCCACGCCTCGGCAATGGTCATATTGCTTGCCACATTTCCGCTGAATAACTCCGTGCTCATGTCGCGCTCATTGTTAAGATAGCGGATAGGCGTTGCCGTCGTGCCAAGCACCTTTGCCTGTGGCTGACTATCAATCAGCAATTCAACAGCAGCACCCCAAACATCAGCACCGGCACGATGGAACTCGTCGAGCACTATCAGGTCATACCGTTCCTTGATGTCGGTAACGTGATATATCAGCCATTGATAGTTGTTGTATTCCGCTCCCTTATGCCATGCCATGACGCTCTGCTGCTGACGTAGCACAAAGTTATTCGGGGCCAGTATCAGCACCTTCTCGAAGTGTTCAGTCACAGCCGCCACGATATACGACTTGCCCGTTCCCGTCGGGTGGCAGACGCACGTCATGCGGTCTCGCTCGAAAGCGGCCATCACTCTCTCATAGGCCACTCTGTTATGTTGCTTCAACTCCAGTCTCATAATTCGTTCAATTCGTGTAATTCGTTGTCGTTTATTCTTTCCTTCCTCTCTTTATTCTTCACTCTTCATTTTCTCCACGACGGCAGCGATGGCTGACAGGCTGCTTTCTATCTGCTCGTGCTTCTTCTTGCGCTCTTGCAATCCCTGTTGCATAACGTTCACGGCCCGGAGCAGTTCGCCCAGATAGTTACGGCTAATCTTCTCCTGGAGCAGTCGCCGTTCTTCCTCCAACTTGCTGATGCGCTCGGCCTGGCTCAGCACTTTGTTGTGCAGTTCCTCGATGATGGCGGTGTCGTCACCATCGGCACCTTTGCCCGTGGTGTGCGTCTCGATGAGTTCACAGCGAATCCATTCGGGTGCTCCGCTGATGTATGCGCGGACGCTCTTCGTGTTGAACGCTACTTGTAGCACCTTGCCTTTCACTCCGTCGGCTGTGGTGATTTGGTCGTACATGCGCCATACCTGGCGCGAAAATTCTTGTTCTGTCATAGTTACTTGATGTTTTTTGTTTAACATATAATTGCCACGAATTGCCCATTAATTTTTCATATAATTATATGGATAATTCGTGGTAATTCGTGTTCATATTTTACTTAAACTGCCTTGCCTGGAGCTTGCGCTTGATGGCTTCGGCACGGAGGCGTTCCATGCCCTGCTGGAACTTCGCAACGGCTTTGTCGCGGTATTCGTGCAGGGGGTTGAGCGTTGGGACCATGGTGCCGTCCCGGCGGGGAATAGTAAAAGTGTCCTGATAGCCGGGCTGGTTCATTTGTTCGGTCAGGCGGTCGATGAAGGTCTTCTGCTGGGCGAGTTCGTCGAGGTCGAGGGCGAGGGAGTCGGTCCAGAGGTTGTCGGCCTGGAGGGTGCGGCGTATCTGGTCGCGGTTCTGCTCGGTCTGCTGTCGGCGGCGGTC